CGAGCCCCTGATCGAAGCCGTCGAGCTTCACCGAACCGAACCGAACGGAACGTACATGCGAGTACCAGCCACGGCCGACCGCGTCGCCCCGACGGCCCGCCCGATCTTCCGGCCCGACGGCTCATTCGTGCGCATGGTCGGCTTCGACTTCGAGACGTACCTGATCGCCCCTGGACGGCTCACGCCGCGCGCCGTGTGCCTGAGCTTGTGGGGGATCGGCACGCCGCCCGAGTACCTGAGCGACGTGCTCAGCGCCCCCGGCATGTGGTTCGAGCAGGGTGCCGAAGTATGGTCGGCCCTGCTCGACCGACGGCACGGGTGCCTCGCTCTCGACCTGCTGCTCGACGACGACTGCGACGAGCACGACGACGAGCCGATCCTGCTGATCGCGCAAAATGCCCCGTTCGACTGCGGCGTGTACGTGTCGAACGTCGAAGCCATGAGCGCCGCGCGCACGTGGGCCGACGACCCGTACGACGCGCTCGCTCGCGTCTTCAGGGCGTACGACGACGGCCGGATCGTCGACCCGTCGATCCGCGAAAAGCTGATCGAACTCGCGCACGGCACCATGCCCCGCAAGCCCCGGCGCGGGTGGTACTCGCTCTCGGGCATGGTCGGCCGACGCTTCCCCGGCACGAACCTCGAAACCGACAAAAAGGCCGACCGCTGCTCGAAGTGTGAAGGGAAGGGGAAGCTGAAGACGCAAGTGCCGAAGGCGAACGGCGTCGGCACGAAGACGAAGCTCGTGCCCTGCGGTGCCTGCGCTTCGACGGGTGAAGGCGTGCTGCCGTGGCGCATGCGCTTCGCTGAGCTTGACGGCACCGCGCCCGAAGACTTCCCGCCGAAGGCCCGCACGTACGGCGTCGAAGATTCTCAATGGGCCGTGTTGCTCGTCGCCGATCAGGCAGGCATGCCCGGCACGGCCGACTGCACGATCGAGGGCGATCCCGTCGTGAACGCCGACGGCTCGGTCGTCGACGATCACCCGCAGACGTGGGCCGACTTCGCCCTGCACCTTTGCGCCGTTCACGGCATGCGCACCGGGTACGCCGAAGCGGTGAAGTTCGCCGCCGATACGGAAACGGCCGTGGCCGAAGGGCAGGCGATCGGCGTCGAGCACGGCTTCGTGCGCCCCGGCGGCTCGAAGATCATGAAGGCGCTCGGGGCTCGCGTCGAAGCGGCGTACGTCGCGCAGGGGCTCGCCGTGCCGCGCACCGAGAAGGGCGCGGTGAAGACCGATAAAACGACGATCGACGGCTCGGCCGATCCCGTGCTGCTCGCATGGGGCGAGAGCGGTGAAGCCCGCACGAACTCGTCGAAGTACGTGCGCTTCGTCTTCCGCGGCACCGCGCAGGCTATGACGTCGCGGCCGAACGTCCTGAAGCGCACCGGGCGCACCTCATGGAGCGAGCCCCCGCTGCACCAGCCACCGAAGCACGGGCTCTTTCGCGAGTGCTTCGAGCCCCGGCCCGGCCGCGTCTTCTGCTCGGTCGATTGGACTGCGGCCGAACTCGTCGCGCTCGCGCAGATCAATCACTGGCTCGGGCACGGCTCGATCATGCGCGAGCAGATCAACGCAGGGAGCGATCTGCACAGCTACTTCGGCAGCGAGATTATGGGGATCCCGGTCGACGAGTTCCTGCTGCGCCGCGCTCAGGGCGACCCCGACGTCGCCGATGCGCGGCACGCTGCGAAGCAGGGGAACTTCGGCTTCGGGGGCGGCATGGGGCCGGATAAGTTCGTGGCGACGTGCCTGAAGAACGGCGTCGTGCTCGGCACGAAGACCATGAGCCCGCGCGAGCACGCGGTCGCGCTGAAGGCTACGTGGCTCGCGGCCTTCCCCGAAATGCGGGCGTACTTCAAGCGCTTCAGCAGGCTCGCGGGCCGAAGCGAGTCGGGCTTCACGTACCGGCAATTCGTGAGCGGCAGGCAGCGCGGCGATCTCTCGTACACCGACGGGTGTAATACAGGGTTTCAGGGGCTCGTCGCCGACGCCCTGAAGCTCGCAATGATCCTGAACGCCCGAGCCTGCTACCTGCGCGACGGGGGCGTCGTCGCGGGGCTCGTCGAGCGCGAGCACGCGTTCGACGGATCGCGCGTGATCGTCGAAGGTCCTATCTTCACGGGCGAGCGCTCGCCGCTGTACGGATCGCGACCCGTGCTCAGCCTGCACGACGAGACGATCAACGAACTGCTGCGCGCGAAGATGCACGAAGCGGCACTCGCGCAGACTGAGATCATGCGGCTCGCCCTGCGGTACCACTGCCCCGACGTGCAGTATCCCGGCGACGCTGCCGACCCGACCGACGAGCGGCCGAGCCCGTGTGAGCCCGCTCTTTCCGAGCGCTGGTACAAGGCAGCGGAACCCGTGTGGCGCGACGGATCGCTCGTGCCGTGGAAGCGCCCTGAGAGCCCCTGAGAGCGCTCGGGCATGATCGCCCGCGTGTCGTGTCGCGGTTCACGTGGGTACGTCATTACTCGGTAGGCACTAGCGCGCGATCGGCCATGACCGATTCTTTTCACGTGTGCACTTGACCGTCGGCCATGGCTGATAGATACTTCAGCCCCGTCGCACTCCGCGACGGCGAACGGAACGGAACGGAACGAAGATGCCTAACACGATGATCCCCGGATACGACGCCGACCACGCAGCCGAGCGCGCCCTCACGACGAAGGCGATCTCGCAGAAGCCCGCGCAGGACACCTTCACCGCGTACGCCGACGCCCTGCCCCGCGTCGAGAAGAAGTTCGCCGCGCTCGCGCGACGGGCCGTGAAGCTCGGGCTCGAAGCGCCGACGTTCAAGGTCGTTCGCGAGTTCACCGAGCGCCGTCGCCGCTACTCGCACGACGGTCGCGATCTCGGCACCTTCACCGCGTCGCTCGTCGAGATCGCGGTCGACGGCCCCGAACTCGGCTTCGCGGGTTGGTCGTTCACCGCGGCGCTCGATCACCTCACGGGCGAGCCCGGCGACGTCGTGTGCCGGTACATGCCCGGCCGCGAGCCGACCGACGCCGACCGCTCGCGCGAGATCCCGCTGAGCTTCCTGATCGGCGCGACGAACACGTGCGAGCATTGCGGCTTCGTGCGCAGCCGGAAGACGACGTTCGTGCTCGATCACGAAGACGGCCGACGCATGCAGGTCGGCTCGACGTGCATCGCCGACTTTCTCGGCCACGGCGACCCGAAGGCACTCGCCGCTCGCGCGGCTTTCCTGAGCTTCGGTGCTCGGCTCGCCGACGAGTTCGGAGGTTCGTACACCTTCGGGGGCGGAATCGGCGCGATCTCGAAGCTCGACTTCGTCGCCATGATCGACGCGACGACCCGCTGCTACGGCTGGACGTCGCGAGGGAAGGCGTACACCGAAGGGAAGACGGCGACCGTCGATACGATGCTGAACCTCTTTTGGAGCGGGAAGGCACTCGCCCGAGCCGAGCGCGACGACGGCTTCGTGAAGCCCGGCGACCGCGAGTACGACCGCGCCGCTGCGGCGCTCGCATGGGCCGCGACGCTCGCCGACACGTCGAACGACTTCCTGCGGAACCTGTACGTCGTCTGCAAGGTCGAGGGCATTCGCCCGAAGAGCGAAGGGATCCTCGCGGCCCTGCTCGTCGCCTTCGACCGCGCCGAGAGCCGCAAGGCCGACGACGCCCGACGCGCGGCGACGACCGCGACGAGCGCGTACGTCGGCGAGGTGAAGACGCGCCTGCGCGGGCTCGTGCTCGAAGTCACCTTCACGAAGTGGATCGAAACCATGTACGGCTCTTCGTGCATCGTGAAGATGATCGACGCCGACGGGAACGTCTTCACGTGGTTCGCCTCGAACCCGAGCGACGACGTCGTGAAGGGCGCGACGCTCACGCTCGACGGCACCGTGAAGAAGCACGACGAGTACAAGGGCACGAAGAGCACGACCCTCACCCGCTGCACCGTGAAGGCCGTCGCATGAGCCGAGCCCGCAAGGGCGGATCGTGGATCCGAGCCCGTCGCCGTTGGTCTTTGTACCTGCGCGACGGGCTTCGGTGCGTGTACTGCATGCGCTCGCTCGACGACGTGCTCGCCGACGGGGGCTTCATGACGCTCGACCACGTCGACCCGACGGGCTCGAACGATTCGTCGAATCTCGTGTCGGCGTGCTTCGAGTGCAATAACGCGAAAAGCACGTCGTCGATCGCGAGCTTCGCCCGCGATCTCGACCTGAAGCCGACGACCCTGCGCGCTCGGCTCTTCAAGGCTCGGCACCGCGACGCCGCCCGCTTCGTCGAAGCCGCGGGCCTGCTGCTCGGCATGATCGACGGCGTGCCGCGAGCCGCGATCGTCGCGTCGAACGACTGGCTCGCCCGGTACCAGTTCAGGGAAGACGATCCCGAGTTCGAGTACCTGCGCGATCTCGCTCAGGCCGATCTCTTCTGCGACGCATGCGGCCGAGCGCACGACGTCGAGCCCGACGAGCCCCTTCCCTTTTGACGTGCGCACGTCTAACCTGCCCGAATGGCTGAACTGATCGACGCGAACGGGTACACGTGCCGCCAGTGTGGGCACGTCGAGTACACGGCCGAAGCACGGCTCGTCGACTTCGGCGTGAACCTCACCGCGCCGATCGAGTGCCGACCGTGCTTCGACGATCCCGACGCGGCCGACGCGTACGACACGCAGCCCCTAGTCGTCACGCCCTGCACCGTCGCGCGGTGCACCGATCCCCTACATTCGTTCGAGCACGGCGCGCACCTCGAACCGGCCACGGCCGACAAGTGAGCGCGCCGCGCTACCGAGCCCCCGCGTCGCGGCACGTGCTCGCCGTCGTCGACTCGGGGAAGGTGAAGTGCGGGCTCAGCGTGTGGCTCGTCGAGGGCGACTGCGCGGCCCTGCTCGCCGCGTCGACGGTTTCGATCCCGTACAGGGGCGCGAGCCCTGCCCGCATGGTCGAAGCCCTTCTGCGAGCCGCTGCGGCCGTCTGCGAGGCACACGGGCTCGACCTGCCCGTCGCGTGGATCGCCGAAAAGCCTCAGAAGTACGAACGGCAGCGCGCGAAGCACCGCGATCTCGACGCGCTGCTCGCGGTCGTGGAGGCTCTCGGCGACGCCGTGCGCTACCTGAAGACGTTCCTGCCCGCTCAGTGGAAGGGGCAGTTGCCGAAGGCCGCGCACCACAAACGAATCAGCGCCGCGCTCAGCGAAGCCGAGCGTGCGCTGCTACCACCCGCGAGCGAGCACGACGCGCTCGACGCAGCAGGGATCGGGCTCTTCGCCGTCGGGCGAACGGGCCGCGGTGCCGTGAGGGCAGCATGAGCACACGACGAGCGACGGGCGACGAGATCAAGGGCGGGAACGTGCACGTGCGAGTGAACGCCGACGAGCGCGTCGTCGTCGAAGCGAACGCGCGGGCGCTCGGCTTCGGCTCGGGCAAGGGGCCGGGGCATTCGACGGCCATGCGCGACGCCCTGCTCGATCCCGAGAGCTTCGCCGAGCGTGTCGGGCAGGCCGTCGCCGACGGGGCGACTCTATCGGCCGTGGCCGTTCCCGAGTAGTTCGCACCCGCAAGTAACGGCCATGGCCGTTACTCGTTACGGATCGCGAGCAGCGCCCGCGTCGGGCTTTCGCTTCGCGTCGGGGCCGTGCACTCTGCCTGCTATGACACCGGGGGATCTACTGCTCGCGATAGCTCTCGTCGCCCTGCTCGCGTCGGCGATCAGGGCGCGCGACCGCTAGCGCTTCAGCAGCAGGTCGAGCTTCTGATCGATCCCGTGCAGCTTCGCGTCGACGGTTTCGAGCTTCGCGTCGAGCAGTAGCTTCGTCGCGGTGCCGTCGTGCGGGTGCTCGGCATGCGTAGCGATCTGCTCTTCTGCGTGGTTCTTCGCGTCGGCGACCCGACCGTCGGCCCACCCGAGCACCGCGACGGCCGCGACGAGCAGGGCGACAAGCTGCGGCACGTTTAGCTCGAACGACACGCGCTTCGGCTTCAGTACGATCGCGGGATCTGTAGCGGTCGAATCGGGCATGCTGCCTCCGGGGCGCTGAGCGCCGCTCTCGCGCTCTTAACCCCGCTCGGTATGTCCTGGCATGGTAGCGCGCCTGAAAGCGGCTGAGCGAGCCGCGTGCGTCCTGCAATCAACCTTCGTCGAACTCGGTGAGCACGCCGATCTCGTCGGCGACCTGCTCGCCGACGCTGATCGCCGTCGCGATACCCGCGAGCACGGGGCCGTCGGGCACGAGCGGCGTGATCACCGCGAGCAGGCTCTTCGCGAGCCCGAGCGCGGTGCGCAGCACGTCGTCGAGTTCGATCGTGATCTGATCAAGGTACGTCTGCACGTGCTCGGGGATCTGCCCGACGCGCACGTCGATCCGCGGCGTCGCGTACACGATCGTCGCGCCGTGCCCGTTCCCGTGGAACGCGTACGACTGCTCGCCGAACCCGGCCGCTTCCATGAGCCCGCCGATCGTGTTCCGCTGGAAGGCGTGCCAGCGCATCGACCCGGCCGGGCCTGCGCCGAGCTTTGGAATGCCGACGTGGATCGAGCAGGTCTTCAGCGGGATCCGCGGAGGTGCTTTGATCTGAAGAGTAGACGGTGCCATGTAATCAACCCTCGCCGTTCGTGTCGTCGGTCTTCGGCAGCAGGCCGAGCTTCGTGAGCTTCGCGACGGCCGCTTCGACGTCGTCGACGGCGTCGTCGTACGCCGCGCGCTGCTTCGGCTTCATGAGCGGGCGCATAGCATCGACGAGCATGAGCAGGGCGAAGAGCGCGAACGCTGCGGCGTACGTGCGGTCGCTGATCACCATGCCCGACGCTTCGACGGCCGCGATCAGCGTGCCGAGAGTGCCGCCGATCTTGACTCGAAGATGATTACCCGTCGGGCCGGGTGCGGGCGTGTGCGTGGAATCGGTCACGGTCGTTACCTCTCGCGCGGGCTCGGGCTCGACGACCTGCGGTGCGACGACCGGCTGATTCCAATCGAGCAGCGTGTACGTGAAGCTCGACCCGTAGCGCTTCGCACTTCGTACCACGATCGCCCAGAAGGCGCGGTAATCGGCCGAACTCGCGAAGACTTGACACCCGGCCGACCACACGCCGATCAGGTCTTCGCCGTCGACGCCGCCCGCTCGGTCGCGGTCGTCGCGGTCGAAGGGATCGCGGTCGCTCGCGTGGATGTTCGTGCCGATGTACCCCGACTCGACGGCACCCGTGCGGTCGAGCGTGCCGTCGAGGTTCCCGTCGCGCCAGTATCGGCCGGGCGTCGCGCCGCGCCACACGAGCGCGTCGTACCCTGGACGGGTGCCGCCGCGGGTGCCGTGCCTCCCGACGACGAGCGCGCCGCGGTACTGACCGGGCAGCAGGATCGCCGCGCCTGCGGTGCGTAGCGGGTGCCGAAGGTGGTGCAGGCCCGGCTCGGTCGTGATCGGCCACACGGCCGCGCGCGGCTCGCCCGCGTCGTCGGTCCAGAAGACGAGCAGGAAGTCGTCGAAGCGCCCGGCGACGCGCGAGGGCGAGCGCAGGCCGACGACGTTGATCGACTCGGGCTCGTCGAAGACGACGAAGCCTGAAGCGGCCATGGCCGACCGCACCCGAGCCGCGAGATCGAGCGCGTCGGGATCGGCCGTGGCCGATAGATCGGTCGGCTTCGGCACGACGGCGATCACACGACTCGCGCGATCACGGGATCGAAGTGCACGTCGATCGTGCCTGCCGTGCCCGGCCCGGTGAGCAGGGCCGTCGCTTGCGCGTACAGGCGGTCGCCTGCTTCGAGGTTCGGATCGGTGATCGCGAAGTCGTGATTCAGGAAGTCGCCACGGCCGAAGACGAAGCTGATCGTGCCGATCAGCGTGAAGCCCGAGCCCGTGCGCCACCGATAAAGCTCGACGTCGTTCGAGCCCCCGGTGCCGTCTTTAATTTGATGAATGTGAGCGCGAGCGATCCGCGTCGCTGCCTCGATCCCGTGGCTTCCGAGCCAGCCCATAGCGGCAGGATCGGGCGTGCCCGGCACGCCCGCGACGGCGATCAGCGGCAGCACGGGTAGGTCGAAGCTGATCGGGCCGAGCGGCAACTTCACGATCCCGCGCTTCACGCCTCCGGGGAATACTCTGCTCTGAAAGCCCACGATCTAAGCCTCGCCCGGCACGGTGCTCTCGCGCCTGCACGGCCCGATCCACACGTCGGGCTTTCGGTATTCGAGCGTCGCGTTCGCGAGCACCGCGCCGTCGTTCACGCTGCCGACGACGTTGTCGACGCGCATGTACAGCCGGGCATAACCGGCCGTGAGTAGAGCGTCGGTCCACCCGCCGAAGGTGAATAGGTGCCCGTCGACCTGATCAGGCCCGCCGCCCGCAGGGTCGGCCTCGTTGATCGGGAGATCCCAACCACCGAACGGCGTCGACCCGCCCCCGACCGCGGGCTCGCCCTGCGGCATAAGAAAGTGCCACGCTTCGCCGCCCCACGCGTCGGCCGTGCAATGGGTCGCACCGGCACCCGTCGCGGTGATCGCGTCGATCTCCCAATGCCGCCCGTCGATCCCGACGACTTTCAGCGTCTCGTTCAGGGGATCGTCGGGATCGATGCTCGGCACGAGAAACGTGCTCAGCGTCACGTCGAGCGCAATCGCCGACCGCAGCCCTTCGGCGATCTCTTCGGCCGTGGCCGTCGCGTCGGAAACGAAGGTGATCCCGGTGCCGTCGAAGGTGAGCCCGTATGTCTGCAAATTGTCGGGCGTGAAGGTGAAGCGCGCGGTGCGTACGCCGCTCGTCTCACGAAGGCGCGCGACGAACTTCGTGCTGAGCGCCGAGTTCAGCAGCACGCCGACACCCGCCGACGTCGGCGACTTGTCGAAGGCGTACCCTTCCTGCTTCGTCCACACGGGCGCGCGGCCTGCGGCGAGTTCCTGAAGCGCGACTGCGAGATCGTACGCGGGCATAGTTGATTCCCCTTATTGGTTCACGAGGTGAGCTTTCGCCCACCCGAGACGCACCGACGAGTTCGGATCGGCACCCGACCACACGGCTTCGACGATCAAGCCTTCGTCGGTTTGCGTGTTCCATGTGCCCGACGCGCCAGTGACGACGCGGGCGAGCCCTTTGAACTCGGTTTCAATGAAGTATTCAGAGGGTCGTGCGCCGGGCGCACCCGCGGTCGTGTCGATGGCTTCGCGGTACTTCACGTGCCACCAATCGCCCGTGTTCAGCGCCGCGGCGAGCACGAGAATCGAGCCACGCACCGAGCCCCCGCGCCTGAACTGAAGCACGAGATCGGCCGCGCCCGTGCCGTCGACGACGTATATGAAAGCCTCGAACTCGACGAAGGTGTGCGTGCGCGGGTACGGGTCGACGACGTCGCCGTCGATCGCGTGCTCGACGAGGTTCGTGAGCACGGCCGAGTTCACGAGATCCACGCCGCGGGTGTACACCGAGCGCCCGAGTCGATCCGTGCGCGGCGCACCGCTCAGGTCGAAGGCTTCGCCGCCGATGATCCAATCGAGCGCGCCGTGCGCTCGACGGAAGAGCCGGTTCGCCCACGTCGCGGGGATCAGGTCGCCGTACTCGACGCCGTCGGCCTTCACCTGATCGGGGATCGTGTCGCCCGGCCCGACGCCGTCGCCCGTGCCGTCGGTGTTCCATCGTGGAAGAGTCGGGATCGTCATGCCTTACCTCAGATTGCTCGCGCTATCGCGCCGACGTCGAAGCCGACGACCTTGCCGTTCCCGTCGAAGCCCCACGCGCCGACCGCTTCGGTGAGCGCGAGCGTCTTCCCGGCCGGGCCTGCGTTATCCATCATGCGCCGAACCCTAGCAGCCCGCACGTCGCTCATGAAGCCCGTGCGGTACGCCGTGAGCCATTGCCCCGCGGGCAGCATGTTGCGGTGAGTGACGCAGATACTCGGCGACGTTACAAGTTGCCAGATCGCGACCGTCTCGGCGATCGTGCCGCTCGTGCGGTTCGCGAGGATCCGAGCTTCAACGAATGTCCTGAAGTCGTCGTCGTTCGAGAGCGTGCCGCGAGGTTCGCCGACGAGTTCGCCCCACTGATCGAGCGCGTGCCCTTCGGCGAGATCGAGCGTCGTGCCGACGTACATATTCCAAAGGGCGTCTTCGATCCACTGAATCGAATCGACGAGCGCCTGCACGAGCGCCGACGCGCGGGGCTTCCCGCGAAACTGCGAGAGCATGCGCCCGTACGCGATCGGCGTGTGGTTCGGTACGTGTACCAGCGACGGCCCGTGCTCGGTCGTGATCGCCATTTAGAGCACCGTTGACTGCGAGCCGAGTACGACGTGCTCGTACGGCTGCGGCACGACGTCGGCCGCGCTCGGCCCGCCGCCCGTGTCGAACGTGTAGCTCGCCGACTGAAGGCCCGGCACGTCGCGAAGAGCGCCGTGCAGATTGAACGACCGCAGGGGATCGCCCATGCTCAGCGACGCGTAGTGCTCAGCGACGATCGCTTCGACGGGCGTGATCAGGTCGCTCAGCGCGAAGCCGGGCTCGGGCACGACCGTCGTAACGTGCGTCGACGAGAGCACCGCGCCCCACTTCCATTCGATCAGGATGCTCGACACGTCGGCATAATCGACCGTGGCCGATACGTCGGCCCCACCGTCGACCGTGAAGCCCGTCGCCGACGGCATCGACGCGAAGATCGCCGCCGCGATCTCTTCCTGCTGCGGCACGGTGATCGTGTTCGGCAGCGTGTACACGGCGATGCTTGCGGGCTGCATGTTCACGCCGTCGACGACCTGCGGCGTGAGCGTCTGATTCACGAGCACCGCGACGGCGTCGACGAAGCTGATCGCGGCGAGTTCGGCGACGATCGCCTGCGCGGTGCCGGTGCCTTCGAGCGCGAGCGTCGCGCCGCGGCGAGCCCGCTGCTCGGCAGCAGACTCTCGGCCACGGCCGACGGTCGCGGGCACCGTGTTCGTGATCGTGTCCCACCCGCTCACGCCCGAGACGATCTTCGTGATCGTGCTCGTGAGCGCGACCGTCGGGCCGGGGAACTCCGCGCGGAAGTTCCCGGTGCCGTTCCCGCCGCCGTCGAGCAGCACGTCGGCCGTGAGGATCCAGCGCTCGCCCGTCGTCGGATTCTCGGCGACGGCGAAGGCAGGCACGAGCAGGTTCGCGTCGCCCGTGAGCGTGCCGAGCACCGTCGAGTACGTCGGGGCGAGCGACGGCACGCCGACGAGCCTGAGCGCGTCGGCGAGGTTCACGCCTTCGGCATTGTTCAGGCTTCGACCGTTGTACACGGCCTGCGCTACTTCCCACACGGCCGCTTCGCGGTCGCCGACAATGTCGACGACCATGCCGAGCAGCGAGTCGGGCGCGGTTCGGTCGACCGCGGGAAGCCCGCGCTGAGCGAGCCGCGCGTCGAGCGCGTCGAAGATCGCGGTGCGTACATCGACCGCGCGAGGGATCTCGAAGCCGTCGATCGTGAGTCCCCATGCCATAGCTTCAGACTCCCACGAAGGGCAGCAGGATCAGGTCGATCACCTGATTCCCCGGCCCGGTATCAAGCGGCGCGAAGACGACCTTCAGCGTACCGGCATCGGTGAGCACGTCGCCCGAGAATGTATACGTGCGCGCGGCCCGGTCGTACACCGAGACGACGTCGGCGACCGTCACGACACCCGGCACCGCGCGAACTTCTGAAACGAGCCGAGCGCCGATCTCAGCGGGCCGTACGGGCTTCTGAGCAAGCCAGTCGAAGACGGGAATGCCGACGCGGGTGTCGCGGAACCACTCACCGAGCGCCGTAAGCAGTCGGATCCTCACCCGCTGGCTGATCAGCGTGAGTCGATCGGTGATCGGCCGGTACCCTTCAGCGACGTCGCCGTCGTCGGTGAGTAGAAAGTCGGTCATTCGGCCTTTACCTTATCAGCGGCGACGTCGTTCGAGGTGATAGTCGGGGCGAGCACCGTCGGCACGCCGACGTTCGGCGTGCCGATCGGGTGCACGTGGATATCGTACGCCGCTTTCAGAATCCCGAACTGCGTCGCGAGCTTGTCGGCGAGGGCGACGAAGCTCGTCGCGCCCTGCCCGAGCTTCAGCGAGCCACCCGCGGGCATAGAAACGACCATGGCCGATGCTTCGTACGTGGGCAGATCCGTCGCGCTCTTCGGCCGCGGGCTGAGCGGCAGGCAGATCGCGTCGGTCGGGTCGAAGCGCCGCTTCGACGCGGGCAAGTTCCCGACGCCGCCGCTGCGGTACCACTCGTCGATCGATCGGCTCGCGAAGACGAGCAGGCAGGTTTGCCCCTGCTCGATCGGGTGCGTCGTGCCGTACTCGCCGCCGCCGGGGAAGGCGACCGGCACGTTCGCGATCGGCTCGGGCCGGTACGATTGCCGCTCGCCCGCGTCGTCGACGTACTCGAAGTCGATCGCGATCTGCACCGTCGCCGTGTGCGTCGCCGTGTCGAACTCGCGGATCTGCCCCGGTAGGCTCGTCTGCATGCGCGCGAGCATTCCCTGAACCACGGCTTCGATCACGTCGAAGAGGGTCGGGTCGGGATTCGCTGCGCTCACCGTGCCCTTCCTTTCACGTTCACGTAGAAGGGCGACGAGTGCCCGCCGCTACCCTCGAAGACGACGTCGTCGGCGACGAAGAGCCCGTTCACGTCGCGCGACTCTACCTTGAAGACCTTCCCCGGCCGTATCGACGGGGCAATCAGCGCCGTAACCTCGATCCCTTCGTCGGTCGTCTTCGGCGAGCCGATCAAGTTCCCGTCTTCGGCGCTGAATACGACGGCCTGCTCACCCGTGTCGCCGCCGCGTCGGATCACGTGAAGCGCCTGATCACGCACGAGCCATTCGCGATCGATGCTCGCGACGAACTCGTCGAGCCGGGGCCGGGCCGGGCCGACGAGCGCGATCCCGCGAGGGAAGGGCAGGGCGTCGCCGAGATCGGTCTTCCCGCGCGCGAGCCCGAGAGCGTCGGCGATTGCCCCGAAGACCTGCTGCGCGGTCGTCTCTGTGCGGAAGGACACGTTCAGGCGCGCGAGCCCGAAGGCCCGCCCACCGTCGGCCGCGAGGATCGTGAGCACGTGATCGGGTCGGGTCGGCTCGAAGAGCACGCCGCCCTTCACGTTCGGCGACCCGAGAAAAATCTGCCGCGGAACGTCGCCGTCGTACCCGACACGCAGGCGCACGACGGCGTCGCGTCTCGTCGCCGCTGCGACCGTCTGCGGGCTCGGGTTGAAGATCCGAAGCTGTAGTTCGTTCGGCGAGCCCGAACGCGTGTGGTGCGCCCTGAACTCGACGTCGAGCCCTTCGAGCCGACGGCCGGTGCCACCTTCCGGCCCGACGTCGACGATCACCTTCCGACCGAAGAGTGCCACGGCTCAGATCGTCACGACGACGAGCGTGCCGGGCTCGTCGTCGTCGTGCAGGGTCGCGAACTCTTCGACCGAGACGAAGATGATCTGCACGCCGTCGCCGAGATCCTCACGCACGTATGGTTCGTCGCCGAGCACGAAGAGCGCCCCACCCGCGGGCAGGTCGGCCCGCTTCAGGTTCACGTCGGGCACGGCGAGCCAGCCCGGCGACACTCGACGCCCGAGCGAGATCGGCGTGCCGTCGGCTTCGTACAGATCGAGATACCACGCGTCGAGCCGGTCGAACCACCGAAGGCGCACGCGGAACGACCGATCGCCGAGCAGTGCGGTTTGCGTGAACTCGGGCGCGAGCGGAAAAACTGAGAGCTTCTGCACTGTTACGCCCCCCGTCGGTCGTCGGCCATGGCCGATAGTACGCACCCGCAAGTATCGGCCATGGCCGTTCCCGCGCTAGTACCTACCGAGTTTTGAGCCGTGCTCACCTCATGCACCTCTCAGCTTGTCGACACCCGCCCGAAGCACTGAGCGGCTTGTCTCGGCTTCCTGCTCGGTCGCTTCTTCGGTCGGTTGCTCGCCGCTCTCGACGCCGTCGGGGGATCCACCCTGAGCGCCCTGCGCAGGGGCTCGCGGCGGGATCTCGACACTCGACACGCTCGCGAAGCGCACTTCGACGAACTCTAGATCGAGCCCGAGCCGCTTCACGACGCCGTACGACTCGGGCGCTCGCGTGAGCACGACGTTCTCGACGCGGCCTTCGGGGATCGTCGAGTCGATCACCGTGCAGGGCTTCCCGAGATTCGCCTGAAGGAAGTCGACGACTTCGCGCAGGCGCTCGTCGCCGCCCGTCGACGACGTCGACTCGAAGGGCGTCTTCGAGACGACGACCGAGAGCGTAACGACGGCGCTCTGCACCTGAGCATGATCGGCCACGGCCGCGCCCTGCTCGACCGGGTGTTGCGTCACGACGGCCGAGCGCGACCTGCTGATCGCGAGCGTCACGTCGAGCGCGAGCGTCGTGCCGTCTTCAGCTTCGATCGTGGTCGTGCTCATCGCTCAGCCCCCGCGGTCGCAAGCTGCATTGCTTGAAGCCGTTGCTGCCGTTCGATCTGCGCGAGCGTGCCCGGTGCGTCGGCGACGCCGCTTACGTTGAACGTATTCCCGCCTAGCTGGTTCGTCGTCGTCGACGTCGACGTCGCGCCCTTCGGCACGACCGTCGTGCCCGCGGCGCGCTTCCTGAACTTGTCGAACGACTGCTCGTTTTGAACGCCGCTGATCGCCGAAGCCACGAAGCCGCGGGCGTCGCCGAGCATTGCAAGCAGGTCGGCCCCGACGCCGCTGCTCACGAGATCCCACAGTTCTTTCAGCTTGTCGAGCGCGGGCTGCACCGCTTCGCGCAGCGAGTCGAAGGCCGCGACGAGCTTGTCTTTTACGACGAGCCCGATCCCCTTCAGGACCGGCCACAATTCGAGCGCGAGATCCTTCAGGTCGCGCAGCAGGTTCGCGAATTGATCGAGCGCGCCTTCACCTTCACCGAACGACTCGAAGAAGAGCCCGATCGCCGACTCGCCGCCCTTCAGCCACACGTACAGGTCTTCGACGACGAGCCCGAAGGCGACAAGCACCGCGATCACCGCGGCGACGATCAGCACGACTTCGCCGATACCCGTCGCCATGGAAGCGGCCACGGCCGCGATCGTCGTACCCGACGCCGTCGCTGCGAGGCTCGCCGCGCTGAATGCAGTCACCATACCGCCGACCGCGCCCGCGACGCCGAGCAGCAGGCCGACGATCTTGAACGCCACGAAGGCACCCGCGCCGAGCGCGAGCGCGTTACCCCACCCGCCGAAGAGCGACTGCACGGCGCGATCGAGCTTCTGCATGATCGGCAGGATCTTCTTGAAGCTCTTCGCGATCCGCTCGCCCGTCTTCTCGACGCGCTGCTGAATCAGGGCTCGATTCAGAATGAACCAATCGCGAAAGGCCGTGAAGAGTTCGGTGAAGACGGGCAGCAGGGCGACGCCGATCGTGCGCTTCAGCCCGATCACGATCTTCTTCACTTCGTCGAGCGCGTCGACGAAGCGCTCGGCACTCTTCGTCGCATCTTCGCTCATGACGAAGCCGAGCGCGTGAGCTTCCTTCCGGTATGCCTCGAACCCTGCCCGGCCTTCCTTCAGAAGCGGCAGCAGCTTCCCGCCCGCGCGCCCGAAGATCCTGCTCGCGAGCGCGAGGTTTTCGGTTTCGTTCACGTTCTGAGAGATCGCGTCGGCGACGTCTAGAAAGAGCGCTTCTTGATCCTTCAGTTCGCCCACCGAGTCACGCACCGATACGCCGAGATCGTCGAAGGCTTCCTTCGGCGACGAGAGCCCCTTCGACGCGTCGAAGGCCGAAGCGCCCATTCGGCGCATACCCGTCGCGAACTCTTTGAAGCTCGCGCCTGATTGATCCGCGGCGTGCGTCGCTTCCTGCACGAACTCGGCACTCGTGCCGATCTGCTTCCCGGTCTTCGCGGCCTGATCGCCTGCGGTCGCGGTGCTCTTTGCGATAGCGAACTGCGACGCGACGAAGCCGACGCCGACGGCGACGAGCCCGAGCATTTGTTTTTTCGCATCGGCCACGGCCGACCCGAAGCTCTTCACGCCCTTTGTGTCGGCCTTCACGCCGAGAGCGACGAGCAGTTCGCGAATCACTTCAGACTGCGCCACGGTTCACCGCTCCTTTCGCTTCTCGGCCTGCTCGCGCTCATGCTCGCGCACCTCGCCGAGCGCGTCGAGCATAGCGTGATCAGCGAACAGATCGGCGAACGCTCGCCCTTCGTGCACCTCCGCGCGTGCTCGCGTCTCTTCGGCGATCACGAGTCGGTACACGAAGAAGTCGACGCCGTACTCGCGAGCCGTTCGGAAGGTGCGGCGCGTGAAGGCATCGACGTCGTCTTCGTCGTCGCTCTCTACCGCGCGAGCGTAGTAGAGAGCGGCCCGAAAAAACGGTTCGCGGCGACCACCTTCACGAGCGCGCGAGCGTACTCGAACCAATTCCCGGCGAACGCGTCGTCGAATGAATTGTCGGCGAGGTGCCGGTCGATCGTGCCGCCGAAGGTGCCGAGCGGCTTCCCGTCGCGCAGCGTGTACTCGAAGACCTGATCAGCGAAGCCGGGCAGGTCGACGGCCGAGAGCGCGTGCGAGAGATCCGCGGCGATCTGCGCGACGTCGAAGCCGTCGAGCAGGCCCGAGAGCGTGTCGGCCATGGCCGATAGATCGTCACGCTCGGGCTCGGGCTCGTCGTCGGCCGTGGCCGATTCGCTCTTCGTCGCGAGCATGCCCGCGATCGTCGTCGCCGCTTCCTTCGACTTCAGCACGACGTCGAGCGCCCGGCCGAGCGGTTCGAGCCCGATCAGCATGAGGGTCGCGACGAGCGCCTGCCCGCCCTTGCGGCCGTGCAGGGTGACGCGGTACGCGTGGTCGACGCCGTCGGCGTCTGCGAGCGTGAATGAGGCTTCGCGGGGCATGATTCGATCTCCGGGTGCGTGGAAGGCGAGCGGCCCCGTGTGGAAGCGCACGGGGCCGCTCAGGGTCGGGCTCTAGATCAGGTTCACGCCGTACTGATCGGTCGGGTTCACGAGCCACAAGCTGAAGACGACGTCGCCGTTCTTCTTCCCCTTCACGGGCATCGGCTGAGTGCGAAAGAGCGCCTGCTGAGCCTGCACCGAGTCGCCGCTGATCGTGTCGACGAAGTTGAAGCTCACCGGAGGCAGAGCGCCCGTCGCCGTGTACTGAGCTTTCGCGAGCGCGCTCATGCGAGCGTACGACGCGTGATTCGGCGAGAGCGTGAGTTCGGCCCCGATCACTTCGTCGGCCGTGAGCGACCACGACGCCGCGCCCTGTACGCCGACGTCGATCTCGCCGAGTTCGTCAGAATGCCGACTGAACTCGATCATCGAATCAGCGCCCCACCCGCTGATCACGTTTCCGTCGACGGTCGTTACGCACGATCGCGGGTTGTAAGTGCCGAGCTTGCTGAGTCCCATGTTCTGATCTCCGGTGCGCTAATCGTTCGAGGTGCTAGGAGGTGACGACGGCTTGACGACCGAAGCTCAGGCCGACGATCAGCTTCTTCGCCGAGTTCTCGATCTGACCTTCGCCCGTGAAGGAAAGCTGAAGGCCTGCCAGATCGGCCGCGTCGATCGCGTCGCCGCGGATCGCGATCTGCCCCTTCACGATATGCCCGGCCGTCTGCGACGTCTCGACGACCCACGCGAGCGCGCCGAGCACGATCCCCTGCCCTTCGATCGTCACGGGGATCTTTTCGCCGCGCGTCGCGAGCTTGATCTGCTCGGCCGCGATGTACTCGAAGGCCCGCTGCTCGAACCAATCGCGGGTGAGTAGCTCGTTCCCTGTGAAGCCCGCGCCCGAAGCGTTCACCGACTCACCGGGGAAGACGTACGACGTCGCCGAGTAGTACGGCAGCACGACGTTCGCGCCGTTCCCGATGATCGCATCGCGCTCGGCCGTCGTGATCCCGGTCGCGTACGCGAGCACGGCAGGCAGGGGCGTGTTCCACACGACCGAGATCACGTCGGGATCGAAGGCGAGTCGGTTCGTCGCCCACACGAGATCGGCCCATTCAGCATCGGTGTCGTGCCACACGACGAGCGAGCGGCCCGAGTCGATCCCGGTGTACGCCGCGGGAATCCCGCCCGCGGGGATCTTCCATGCGACGTCGCTGCTTTGCCAGAAGCCGATCATGCGGTTCGCGGCCGACGCGATTGCGGCGTCGAGCGCTACCTGATCAGCGGCGACTCGGGTGTCGGCGCACACGGCCCACACGTTCGCGCCCCCGGCGAGCACGAGAGCGAGCGCGTCGGGATATGACTCTAGAGCCGCCGTGTCGACTCGGCCGACCTGCACGGCCGTCGGTACGCGCGACTGCCCTGCGAGCGGCGTGAAGGCGTCGGTGATCCCCTGAAGCACGGCTGCGGTAATTTCGCCCGCGGCCTGCGCGGTCGACGCCTCACCGACGCTCGTGAAGCGGATCGAGCGCACGCCACCGGGCAGCGGGTTCCCGGCCGCTTCGTCGACGAGCAGAAGCACCTCGCCGAAGCCGACGGGCGCGGCCGGGGGCGGCGTAAGGTTGATCGTGAGATCGATGATCAGTGCGTCGAGGGTCGCGTCGATAGCCATTGCTGCGGTGCTCCTATGGTGCTCGCGTCACGTCGACATCGACGCTCGGGGATCCGTCGCCCCGAGTGAAGTCGACGTCGAGCGCGACTGCGCTCATTTTTAGCAGAGTTTCAGGTTCGAGGGCGAGCACATAGCTCACGACGAACTCGACACTGAACCGATCCTCGAAGGCCGTGCCGAGCAGGCGCGCAAGGTTCGAGATAGTGCCGCGCTCGACGATCGTGAGGTTCAGAGGGTCGAGCAGCGTGCGTACGTCTTCGCGGAAAAGCCCGAGCCGAGCGCGTCGGAACCAATCGGCCGTGGCCGATCCGAAGCCCTGCACCGAGACGAGCGCCGATTCGCCGACCTGCACCGTACGCCGCGGTGCGCCCGCGGGGCCGTCGTCGTCGTACACGACGGCGTCGAAGGTGTCTTCGATCACGCTCGTTACCTTCACGGTCGCGTACGGCCGGTCGGGGCGCACGCCCTTCACGTCGGCCGGGATAATCTGCTCGTCGGTGAGCAGGGGCTCGCCGACGGCCACGCAGCCGAGCTTCAGCCACCCACGAACGGCCTGCACGACGTCGTCGCTGATCTCACCTACGGCCATGTTAGTTACCCACCCGCACGCCGATCGCCTCGAAGTGCGGGATCACCGCGCGAAGCTGAGCGGATCGTCGCACCTCGAACCATGTGCCGTCGACGAGCACGCGGTCGGCCGGGCGCTTCGTCACGTCGTCGATCGTGAGCAGGTCGCTCGCCGATATGAATGCCCACGACTCGACAGTACGGTCGCCTTCAGGCAGCGTTTCAAGCTGCTTCGCCGTCGGGGGCTGCACCGTCGACGAGATCGTCGAGTCGGTGAAGGTCGCCGTCGGCACCTCGCCGCGCGCGTCGCGCGTCGTGCCGGGCACGTCGTACCGTCGACGCGTTACGGGCTCGGTGCCGACGATCACGACGCACCCTTCACGCGAGCGCCGACCGTCGATCCGTTCCGCTGCACTTCGGCCGCGATGCTCTGCCGAAGCTGCCCCGAGTCGATCAGCAGGCGCGGCTCGCCGTCGCTTCCCGCGCGCGTCTTCGCGCTCTTCGCGTCGTACGTCGAGTCGGCCATTTCAGGCCAGTCGGGATCACCGTCGACGATCTTGCGCTGCACGTCGGCCACGGCCGCAAGGCCGATCCGGCGCAGCGTCACGTCGATCTTCTGCGTGCCGTCGAGGTGCCGACCGACGCCGCGAGCAAGCTCGTCGGCGTACCGCTTCCCCTGCTCGTCGACGGTCGTGCGTAGAAACGGCCGTTCGGGAACGTGCACGCCGCCGTCGCTCGACTCGGTGCCGAACTCCATGAAGATCGCGACGTCGGCATTCGTCGCGTCGCCGCCCGTACCTTCAGTCGGGTCTTCGCGTTTCTCGTCGCCGAAGACGCCGACGAGTACCTGCACGCCCGCCAGTTCGGGCAGGCTCTTCATGATGCGCTTGAAGCCGAAGTCGCGGTCGATCACGGGCACGACTACGCGCCCCCGAGATTCAGCACGAATCCCTTCGACGCGGCGAGCGAGTTCCTGAGCGCAAGGAAGCGCAGGCCGTACGACGTCGTCGCGAGATCGGCGTCGCCCGGCGACACGCTCGGCCCGGCCCCGTATGTCACGGCGACTTGACCGGCACGCAGGCTCGTCGGCGAGCCCGCTGCGGCGCTCGTCGAGCCCGCTGCGGCGCTTCGGGTGTAGAGGTGCGCGGCGAGGTACGCCCGCCCCGTCGACGTGCGCGAGCCCCACACGACCGAAGGCGTATGGGGCGTCGCGAAGCCGAGCCACGTCGTCTTCACGGCCGGGCTCAGCGAAGCAAGCTCAGGGGCGATTGCGTCGAAGACGTCGCTGCTCATTGCCTGCCCCTTCTATCGGCCATGGCCGATGCTTGTCGGGTGTCGGCCATGGCCGACGACCCTAGTACAGCGAGAGCCGACCCGATTCGACCATGCCCGCGACGCCCTTGCTCTTCATGGCTGCGGCCCATAGCACACCGGGAACGTCGACTTCGGGCTGCACCGCGCCGACGACGCCGCGGTCGTCTTCGCTGCCGACGATCAGGGTGCACTCGACGAGCCGACCTTCGGCCTGCGACTCGCGCCGCTTGAAGCTCAGCACGCCCGGCTCGGGCGTGCACGCGTCGGCGACGGCCTGATCGACGTTGAACCGAAGGCTCAACGTGTTTCGCCCGTTGTGTCGCAGTCGTGTTTGCTTGCGTGCTGTTCTCGTCTTCGATTCGGCCATGTTCGTTCCCGTCTCGGTGCTGGCTCAGTGGAAGCCCTGAGCGCCGCTCTGCGGCTTTGTGAAGTGCAGCCCCGGCACGGGGCCGGGGCTGCACGGTTCAGTCGCTCTCGTCGCGCCCTGCGTCCTGCTAGACGATGACGTCGACCCACGCGAGCAAGGTGCTGAAGGGATCCCGCAGCACGATCCCGCCGTGACTCATGTACGCGTACGTGATCTGCTCGAAGCCCTGCGCCTGAGCGGGAAGCAGGGTGAAGCCCTGGCTCACGACGTTCTGAATGCCGCGCCGTCCCTTGCGGTGCACGATCACGCCGTCGGTGCCACCGGGGCCGGTGCCCTGGAGTTCGCGCGCCGTGTCGATCTTCGTGATCGACGGGTGATCTGCGAGGAAGCGCTGAAGCACGCTTTCGTCGGAGTTCGGGAACCGGGT